GTTTGATGTGCTAATTAAAGCTGACAAGTCCACGGATAGCCCCCGCGCATCGCTGCACGGATCCTGACCAACTCCACTCAGTGGAGGTCCCAACACATTAGAGGAGTCACCCTCACCTGCGATTTTTCCTATTGTTGTCCAAACAACACTCTGAGAGTATAGTGCTACTGGGGGGTGGTAACCCACTTCACCTCTAGACTCATCTCCCATAAGCTGATGAACAACCAACTAATTTTTATATTTATATAATTTACTGCGATATGTGCGTTGTGAACACAAATGTGCCGTGTTTAACAGAGGGCACACCATATTGTATCGCCAAGAACAATTTCTTGCTTGCTAAAGAGTATGGAACTCCACATCCAAATCGACAGTACACCACCCAACAACAGTTGTTGGTAGTGCACCACCTCCTCCGATATATGTAGCTGCACCAGCACATGAAACAAGTCCACTGCCAAATGCTGTATTATACCAATTAGTAATACCCATCTTCCAGTACGTTGGAGATGGTTGTAAAACCAATGGTTGCACACTGCTAGCTACCCCAGCAAAATCATCATCCAAAACCGCGAGCTCCGTGAGATCATGGGATGAATTATCATTTGTGAGGTTACCTACAATGTAATACGTGCTAGCTGCGCCGCCGATAACTGTATAAGTTACGCGTATGGCTGTTGGTCTCCAATAATTGAAAGTCGCTAATAAATTATTGACTTTGGGAGCCCATACAGGAAACCCCTTAACCGTATCCAAGCTCATGACAATATAGTCCAAAGCACTCTTGACTTCAAAAGTGGATCGGATTGATGCATGTCCCGGATTATCAGGGGTAAGTGCGGCGGTAAACGGTCTACTGACCACATAACCAGTTAGAATGTCACCATTCTTAGCTTGACGTTTACTACGTCTCTTGTTGCGGGTTGTCTTGCCACCCGCTGTCATGTTATTTAGATTTTTACTATTTTTCATCTTACTAATATCACCACAATATTTGTCATTAAAGACTAGAAGGGAGCAGTTATCACGTCTGATAAATCAGCGTTCCAATGGCAATCGAAGGTAGGTTCCCAATTACGGTAATACTCCTCCAACGCAACCTGCTCATCAGGGGTCACTCCAAAAGCAATATAGAAGGAATACCTTGAATTATCGGTAATCTCTTCATATCGAGCGTGCAAGCCTTTCGACATTATGGTCATGCCACATTGCCAACCGACTGACTTGGTAAGCTTGCTAGGAATTCCATGTGTCACAAATGCATTATACATTTCTTGAAACACAGGAACTCCACTAGCTAAAGCTAAACCACACTCACCTATTGCACCCATCCACTTACGAGCAGCGGACGGGCGGGAGATGTCGAATAAGCAGATTGAATCTTTCTCGCGTGCTTTTTCAAAGCTACGACACATTACGAGACCGTGGTGTCCGAATACTGGCTTGCATTGACAAAACTCAACCTCATGTATATCATACACAGGGAGTTCCTTAGTCATGACAAAACCAACCTCTTCAAACCACTCATCCAATCCGCGTGAAAACTGGTTCAAATGCTCCGCCTCCATAAAAACCACACAGTCATCACCATTATTCGCCAACTCAATTTTGACTCCCCTTTCCTCGGCATAAGAATGCACCATAGCACACATGATTAAGCAGTTCCCAAGGGCAGTATTCATGTCTCCTGAGAAACGTTTTCCTTTAACCTTGTACTCCAACCATCCATCATCGCATCTCCCAAAACCAACATTATCAATTTGCCACCGGAGGAGTTTCCTCAACTCTGGTGATTGAAACATGCTGTTGTAAATGCTGTGCTCCCATTTTAGCATCTGCTGGCTAACATGCTGATCAAAT